CCGCAAATAATGTCATCTCTGAATCAATTTCTACACATACTAATAATTGCTGTTTTAATCAGTTTGGATCAAGCAACACAAGCGGAGGAACAAACAATGTATTTTCAGACCCTCTATTCGTAGACTCTGCTAACAGTGACCTTCGCCTTCGTCCAAACAGTCCTTGCATCAACGCTGGAACAGCAAGTTAAGTCATGGCACAGCAAAAATTAGGACGCAAGGATTACTCCATCGCTGTTAAGACAGGGACGGATGCTAATAAGACAAAGTTTGCCAAAGAATCTACCAAAGGAGAATTGTACTTTGCTACTGATTCGGGAAGTTTGTACGGGGCATCCACGGATGCTGGATCAAGCGATTCCACAGTTCGGAGTTTCGGTCCGTCTAGTGAAATTGTAACTGAATCTACAACCACCCGAACACTCAGCAATAGCGATAATGGTAAAGTAATAGTGTGTACGAACAGTGGTCAAGCTATCGTAACCATACCTAGCGGCTTAACAACAGGTTTTAGTTGTACTGTAGTTCAAAGTGGGACAGGTACGGTAACAGTCGCTGGGTCAGGTGCAACCATTAATGGTTTTGGAAACAAAACAGCAACAGCAGGTCAATATGCCGCTTTAAATGTAATACCTGTAGGTGCTAATTCTTACATTGTCGAAGGTGATGCAATTACAGCACCTCTAGTGAATAATTATAGCGTAGATTTAGACGGCTCAAATACCTACATTTCGACAACAAGCGCATCATTAGACGTTTATGCCGCTAGTTTTTGGGTAAAACCTGATTCCACTATAAACTCATCGAGCGGCGCTCAAGTCCTTTTTAGTTCGAGTACAAATCGCTTTGCGTTAGGTAATGTAACTTCATATTTAGCTAGTAACGAGTCAATCGGAATAGCCTATTCAACAGGAGCTTTTGGGACAGGTAATGTCTCAATTCCAAATTCTTCTTGGACTAATATTTTCATAGCTTGGAAAACTTCATCGCAGACAAATAGCGGAAGTGCTGGATATGATTTTTGGGTTAATGGGGTGTTACAAACTACGGCTATGGGCGCACATTCAGGAGGCACTCAACCTACCTCTCCACTTACCGCTTCAAATATAAATATAGGCAGAAGATCGGATGGTCAAATGTACTACGCAGGTCTAGTCGATGAAGTAGCTTTGTGGTCTACTGATGTTTCAGGAGATATTGCAACGATTTACAACTCAGGTAAACCTGACGATTTAAGTAGCTCAAGTGTGGTTTCTACCGAACCTATAAATTGGTATCGAATGGGAGATAACAACTCCGGCACAGGCACAACTATTACCGATCAAGGTTCTTCGCCAGCGAACGGCACACTAACTAACGGGCCAACCTTTTCAACTGATGTACCTTAATAAATTATGAGCAGAAAATATGTAATTATTAACTCGGACGAAGTAGACTCCGTGGATTTTAGTCAAGTAGAAGAGACGAGTGAAAGTACGCTAAGATATAATATTAATCCAGTTGGCACAAAAACTTTTGTTAAGTTCGATTCGGACACAACACCAGCATTTTTAGATGGTAAAACGCAATACTCGCATTCTGAAATACTCGCAATACTAGCAACGGACGAGTGGACTGACCCTAATCCTCCTGGCGAATGATCTACACCATACTATTATTGGCGATATGCCTCACGGGATGCAGTTTTCGCTCTGTCTACCCAACCTTGGGCGGAGTGATTGGCGGATCAGCCGGAACGCTTGCGGGCGGTCCATTGGTCGGCGGACTTTCTGCCGGTGCGGGTGTCCTTGCGGGCGAAGCCTTAAAAAACAAAGACGCTTTAATCGAGGCCGAAGAAACTATCGAGGCATTAAGTCACGGAGATGTCTCTGCCATTGTTGCGAACGGGTTGGCCGAGCATAAGACAGGATTTGAAAGTTTCACATCGTACATAAAGAAAATCCTGATCGGAGCGGCAATTCTGCTCGGAGGGTATTTAGCCATTCCTATTTTTGTTGCAAAAAGAACAGCCCGTAACTGTTCAAAAACAGAAGCGGAAAAACATCTGACCCGCGCACCCTTTCCCGTCAAACCTCCCTCCCGTGAAAAATCTTAAATTACTCGCAGATCAATTTTCAACGCTTTCGACAAAAGCAAAGATGTTTACTGTTTTAGCTGGCCTAATTATTGGCATCATAATCCTCGATTGCCTGTTCTAATGGACCGAACTGCACTAGCTGGATTCGGTGGATCGTTAGCGAGCATAAGCGGATCTTTCCATGAAATCATTGGTATCATTGCCGGTGGAATGACCATCATTTATATGGCGGTAAAGATTTACCAGGAGGTAAAAAAGAAGTGAGCCGGTATCGTTCATACGGTAAACTAGACGATCCATTCACATCGGAGGGGGATACTTTCTTTCTGCGGATGAATGCTCGTTTACGGCCTAATCAGTTAAAGCCTGGTGAGGTAGCATTGTCAAAGAATGGCCGCATGAATAAGGACGGAACTTGGCAAACTCGCAAAGGGTTATCCACTCTGTTTGGTTCGATCACATCGGGAGCCGATGCAATTCGATTACCTTATTTAATTACCTCGGCCCAACGGTTTTCCAATGTGGTAACATTAACTTTAAATGCGACTCCGTCTTTATCTTTTATTCCTGGTAATAATATAACTATTGCAGACCTTGGATTTACCGGTGACGATCCGAACGGGACTTTCCCTTTGGTCGATGTAAATTTTACGACCAAAACAGTTACTTACGCTGAAACCGGTGCGAATGAAAATTTTGCAATACGGCCCGAGACTGTGGCTAACACATCGGTCCTTTTCCCTGGCGATTCCATACCAACCACTTTAAATTTTACACTTAACGATTTTGGAATTAACGAGGTTTTTGGATCGGCAGTTTTTAGTGACCCGTCACAAAACTTAGACGATTTTATTTTCATCGCAACAGACAGCACGGCGATAGCGATTCGCTTAAAAGATTCCACCCTTTTTAAATGTCGATATGAATCGGGAGGGGAGTCTGTAGATGCCCCCGTAGGAATGCTACAAGGGTTGGGGAAGATGTTTATATTTCGGACCAATCAAACAACTTTAGAAGCCACTCCCTCGCTCCAATCTGTACCCGTCGCATCGGCATCCCAAAGTGGTCAGACTATAACGGTAAACACATCATCCGCCCACAATCGAGTAGCGAATGACTATGTCACTTTGTCGGGATTAGGAGCGGCTAGTGTGTCTCACGATCCCAACGGATGCTATCGGGTTTTAACCACACCTTCGGCCACTCAATTTACTGTAAGTATGACGGGCAGTCAGACGGCCACTTTCTTTGTAAGCGGATCGACTGTTGAATATTTTGCAGACTTTGAACGAGTTCCAAGCGGTGATTATACATCGCCCTTATTCTTAACCGATACAACGGCAACCTCGGCCAATGGCCTAGTTACTTTTGACATTCCAGGAGCGAATCAAAATCCGGCAAATTCATCATACCATAATATTTCTGTTGGCGATACGATTACCATCCGAGCGGGTGCAACTCCATTTGATACTTTTGTGGATGATAAAGCTCGATGCGTTAGCTCGTCCAACACTCAAGTAACTTTTAATTTAGGTGCAGTCAATGGGACAGCCAGCCTAACCATTTCTAAGCCATTGAGCGTGGGAAAAGGATTTATTCATCAACCAGCGGCTCCTTGGGCAGTAGTCCATCAAAGAAGGCTTTGGATGCCGTACTGGTATACTTCAGCCGCCCCACCGGTAGATCGAAATATTCGGGATGAAATAGTGGCCTCGGACATTCTTGATTTTAATACGATGGACCAAATTTCCAACCAATTCAAGCCAAGCTCAGGCCAGTCGGATTATTTGGTTGCACTGAAGCCTTTTACTCAGGATTCCATCGTAGCCTTTTTTAGAAAATCAATTCATCTAATGTCGGGAGTAAGTGGATCTTTAGCCGATGTATCGACCAATTTAGTCACCGATGAAATTGGATGCTCGGCTAGAAAATCTGTGGTCCAGGTTGCCAATCAAATTCTTTTCCTTTCGGATCAAGGCGTGTATGGAATCCAATTCCTTGACGAGTTCAATTTGCGAGGAGTGGAAATCCCTTTATCGGAAACTATCCAGCCATTTATCGACCGGATTAATCAGGACTATGTTCATCTGTCATGCGGAGTTTACTTCGACAATCGCTATTGGCTGGCCACTTGTTTGGACTCTGCTCCTGGTGTGGGAAATGCCACAACTCTAAACACTATTTTAGTTTATAGCTTTATAAATCAGGGGTGGGAAAGTATCGACACAGTTAACTCCACAGAATTTGCGATCCGTGAACTTTTAGTCGCAAAAGAGGGCACGAAGAATGCCTTATATTTAACGACTGAAGAAGGCGGGGTCCACAAAGTTGATGGATTTGAGGGAGGGGATGTGGTAAGCATTCAGGCTGGAGCATCGAGCGCGCAAACGATCCCCGTAGTCAGCCAAATAACTACCCGCCAATATGATGCTGATCAACTCGACAGAAAAATGTTCAGCCGAGGCGAAATTCAATTAAAAAGCAATTTAGAAAGCCCGAGCGATGGTGATATCACTTTCATTACGGAAGATCCCGATGCGGTATCACCCACAACAGTAGTGAGTGATTTACTAGGATCGACTTTAGCGGCAAGCGAAGATTCATCCATCCGATTAGGAATCAGAAAAAGAGGGTTTGGCATACAGGGAGATTTTAAGCCCACAACCGGCAGACCATTTGTTCGAGCGGTCAAAGTAGAAGCTCGAATCGCTGACCGATCAACCACTTCAATAAAATAAAATTATGGCAGTTATAGCGACATCACAAACTTTTACGACTAACGAACAGGTCACATCGGGAAAACTTAATGATATTGTGGCCCAAGCGACTTTTTCTGACCCCGCAGATGGATCTACCATAATCGCCAATAATTCGACTTATGGAGTTTCGGGCGGAGATGGAAAACTGAAAGTAAAGGATGCCGGAATCACCGCGACTCAGTTGGCCACGGATTCCGTGATTGAGACAAGGATTCAGAATGGTGCGGTAACCTCAAGCAAATTGGCGGCGAGTGCAATTAGTGCCATTATGCCCAGCGGTTCGCTCATGCCATATGCTGGGGCATCTGCTCCGACTGGTTATTTACTTTGCGATGGTGCGGCGATTTCAAGGTCAACTTATTCAGCTTTATTCGCTTTAGTCGGTACAACCTACGGGGCGGGCGATGGTTCATCGACTTTTAATATCCCCGATCTTCGAGGCCGAGTGATAGCCGGTCAGGACGATATGGGCGGAGCATCCGCCAATCGATTAACCGGTTTGTCGGGCGGAGTTGACGGAGATATATTAGGCGGCACGGGAGGGGACGAAAAGCACGGTTTAACACATTTAGAGTCCGGCTTGCCGGCACACGCTCACACCACTCAACTCCGTGACACCGGTCCAGCGGGTGGTGGGCAACTAAGTGGCTATCAGGCATCTGCTGGTTCGGGAGCATTTTTTAATACGGACTCAGTCGCCGGTGCTAATGCAGCTTCAGTACACAACAATGTCCAGCCAACCATTATTTTAAATTACATAATAAAGACTTAATATGGAAAATCCACAAATAGATCCACTAGCTGAAGCCGCTAGATTGCTGAACGAGCAAGCCCCGCAAGGCGAAGCACTCGCATATATTAATCGTGATGAGGCAGATGTTTTAAAACAATTAGGCGGAGCCGGTGAACCGGTTAACTCTTCGGGCGTTCCTTCCTTCTTTTTAAATAAACTTTTTGGAGGTGGAAAAGCACCCCCTCCCTTACCCGAATTTAATGTCGGAGCATCGGCAAAAGATTATGTCGGAGCGATGGCCGACTCGGGACTTCAAGACCAGCTTTTAGGAGTTCGCCAGCAATACGATCCGCAATATCAGGATTTACAGATAGGACTTGCCCAACGAGCCGCCGATCCAATGGCCCGACTGGCCGAAGCAAATACTTTGCGGTCACAAGATTTTGGAAATAAAATCGCCGGAAGACAGGCTGGATCAGATATCAGTTTCATGAACCAATTCGGTTCAGATTTAACAGAGGCTAAACGCTCCTCCGACCCTCTTATGCAAGCTCGGGTGCAACAGGCGAACGAGTTAGCCGATCAGGCATTCAATGAAGCACAAATGACTGACCTTTCGCCCGAGATGAGACGGCGAGCCACTCAGTCCGCCCGTGAAGGATTAGTCTCACGGGGCAGAGAAATGAGTAATGCGGGCATTGCCGCTGAAGCGATGAGCCGAGAAGATTATTTACGGAAGATGATAGGTGAAAATCGAAGACAAGCACAGGGTTTAGGTACTTATGCTTCTAATTTAAACGAGGCAACCTCAGTCGATCCACTTGCCATGCTTCGAGGGGGGCAGAATTATACCGCCCAAGGATTTAACGAAAGATCCGCCCTTTTCGGCATTCCACAAGAGCAGTCCACTAGGATTAATCCGGATGCCGGAGTAAATATCGGAATGCAAGAATATGCGAACCGAGCAAATTACAATGCCAATACTTATGCGGCCCGTGAACAGGCGGCCAGTGGGGCGGCTCAGGGATTTATGAAAATGCTTGGTTCGATTGGTTCAGCGGCAGTAGGGAATATGGGAAAAAGCGGCTCTCGCCAAACACCTAGGGGATAATTATGGCAATTGGAGATACAGTTCAGGCGGGTTTAATGAGGACAGATTCCTCGCCCATTCTTTTAGCGGGTCAGGCACAGGCGAAAGCAAACCAGGCATTCGGCGATGCTTTAAATACAGCGGCACAGGGTTATTTTCGAGGACAGGAAAAGAAGAAGAAATTAGAATCCACGAAGGAAGGGCTTCGATCTTTATTTCCCGATGCACCCGATGGATTAATAAATTCAATGGCGAAAAACCCTGAAGTGGCTCAAACCAAAATGGCTCTTGAAAAATTAGCCATTGATCGAGAAAGAATCGCATCAGCGGCGGCCAGTGCGGCAGCCGCAAGGGCGCAAGCGGCGGCATTCCAGCAAGATAAGTTGGACGAGCGAAATCGTATTTTAAAAGAGGCGGAGGAGGCGGAGCAAAAGCAAATTGGCTTATCAAACTTTATCATGTCCGGCACGGAAATGAACCCCGAAGTCTTAGAAGATTTCAACGAAGCACAGCCTGGTCTTTTTGCTTTAGGCGGTGACCAAGGTGCAAGGAATCGATTTTTAGAGTCTCAAAGAGATAACGCTCCAAAAGTTGGTAAATTAGGCGGAGAGCTTGACTCCTCTGAATTTGGTCCGATGGCAATGGAGGCGGGAGTTGATCCCGTGCTTGCTGGTAATTACTTTATGAAGTTACAGGCGAGGGAGGCTGAAGCTGCGCAGAATGCTCCAACTATATCGAGGGTGGGAAATGAATTAAACCCAAAAACAGGCGAGTATGAACAAGTTGCAAGAGACAAATTTGGGAATCCCATTGCCAATTACGGTCCGCCTAAACCTTCGGGGATGTATCGTACACCTAAAGAGGCGCGGGAAGAAGAAATCTTAGTTGGAAGGACTAAGGCTGCGATGGCATTTAATAAAGAATCTCGAAATAATTCTAATATTGCGATTTCACAAGCTGAACAAGCTCAACAGGCATTAAAATATTTGCCTGAAACGACTGGCGGTTTAACTAGCTTTGTAAACGAGATGAAAGTAATAGCTGAATCTTTGGGAATAGATTTACCGGAAGGATATCAAAAAGATATGGCCGATATTGGGGCATTTAGACAATTAACAGGTCAGTTCTTGTTCGAAGCAATGAGCAACACCAAAGGGGCAATAACAGAAAGAGAAATGGCATTATTCCGCCAAATTTCTCCTGATATAGATAACTCTAGAGCGGCTAATAAATTAATGCTTGAAATTTATGTTAAGGCGGGAGATCGCGCGAAGAAAAGAAGAGACTTAATTAGGGACTTGCAGAGAAAAGATGTAGACCCAAGACAAATTCAAATCGCTATTGAGGACTTCGATGATGCAAATTCTTTTATGGATGACATAAGAAGCTTACCTCGTAAAACAACCAAAAACTCTCCCGCCCAACCAAATCGTTCAGGAAGGCGCGGAAGTAATCCTTCACCCAACCCAAACGCTCAAACTCCGGGCGGATTTATACCTAGACAAATTAAATAGATATGGCTGAGTACGAAATCTCTCACCCCCGTATTCCACAAATCGGAAACACTGTCCTCGAAGGGCCGGACGATTTACCCCCGCCTACAGAGCAAGATTTTTGGAATGTGGTTCAGCAACAAGTTCGGCCTATAGGACTTTCCCAGTTGACTGATGAGGAGAAGATTTCCGCATACAAAAATGGATACTTCGATGAACCTGAACCGGTAGAAGGTCAACCCGAACAACCTGGCATGGTTGACAGTCTGCTTGACTTAGGCGGTAAGGCTGTACTTCGAGGGTCGCAGATGGCCAATGTATTAACTGCCGGCACTATTGGACACTCCGGTCCATACGATAAACTTTTAAAACTCGAAGACGAAGCAGTCTCCTACGAAAAAACAGAGAATGCGGATCAATTTCGAGAGGCGGGGAAATACCTTTTTGGATTCCTTGACAACACTGAGGAGGAACTAGATTTCGACCCCGTAGCCGAGGCACTCAAGCGAACAGGTATGCCATTCTACTCGAAAAATAAGGATGCCCGTGGCCGAGTGAAAACAGCCGCTATGGACTATGCACAGGATTCTATGGTTGCCGGAATGGGGGAGGGGTACATCCGAGCCGCCAGCGGTGGAGAGTTTTTGTATAAAGGCGGGAAGTTTTTAAAAGATAAGCTCTTTTTAGATGAAGCCGATGACTCCGACATTCTTGACTATGTAAATTCTGCAATTGAGTTTGATGCGTTAAATCATCGTTATGAAAATTCAGCCGAATTGGCGGCCTTTGTCTTAGAAAATCCACAGGAATCCGTAAAAGCAATGGGGGCGGGATTAGTAGGAGGATTAACCCCAATTGTTGAGGCGGAAGACTTGAACGAAATTCTAATCGACGAGGGAGATATAAACTTGGATTCAGATCTTCAACAGGATATCCGTTCGGGATTCGTACAGCCCGATGTTGGAGTTTCTTTTCTCTCGGAGGTAGTCGGAGATCCAATGAATTTAGCTGGCGGTACAACAGCCAAAGCGGTAACCGCTCCCCAGCGAGTTGCATTGTCCGGAAAAATCACACAAACTTTAAACGAGGTTACTAAACTCAACCAGGGCAAGGGCATGGCAATCCGTGCATTAGAGAAATTCCCCGAGGACTCTTTAATCGCCCAGCGACAAGCAAAGTATTTAGAGGCCGCCAACCAATCACTCGCACAGAAACAAAAAGTCCTAGATAAATATGCTCGTAATTCAATGTTCTTACGAATGGCGGCTCAATCATCGCCCGATGAATTATTAAAGGTCGCCGCTCAGAATATTGACACCGCATCCGATGCCGGAAAGGCATCCATGAACATGGTATATAATGCCATGAAGCCAAGCGGAAAAATGGGCATCGCCCGCAAAGGAATAGCAATGGGTGCAAGACTAACTCCCGAAATTGCTGGGGCAACTATCGGTGCATCTTTGGCCGGTCCCGAGGGCGCGGCAGTTGGTGCTATTACCCCATCCTTGATAAAGGCGGCAAAAATAGTTTCCACCATGCCGGAAAATGTAGCGATATCTTATATTATGAGATCCGCCACAGAAGCGGGGGAGGAGATAACCGAACAGGCGGCAAGGAAGCAATGGAGGGGGATCACAAAATACTTATATCCTTCGGGAATTTTAGGGATCGGAATTGGTTCTGCTTCGGAGGGGAGAGAGGAGGGTGGAACTAATCCTTTGTTAAAGTTTGGGGCCGCAGCATTGGGTTTAAAAGCTTTACCAAAAATTGCCAAATTTGCCGATGCCGCAATAAGGGATAGTCGAGTAATTGGGCCGGAATTAATTTATGCGAGAGGGTCAGAGGCTAGTCCGTTCTTTAATAGGCTGGCATTGTTACCATCGGGTGAGGAAGGATTAATCGGAGCTAATGCTGACCGCTTTCAGGCACTCACTCGGACATCTAGTGGCGAGACTTTATTAGAGAAAGCGATTGATAAGGTCAGACCAATGGGCCGAGGGATCGCAACATCGATTAAAGATGAAGTACCGCTTTCCGAGGGGGCAAGAAATTTAATAAATAAAATACCGGGTTTCGATAGCGTACAAGGTAAAACCGGCGCACCCTTTCGACCAGGGCTTAGTGACACCAATAAAATGCTTTCCAACCCAACAAGGAAAGCCGCCCAGTTCTTGGATCGCAATCCGGCACTTGGACGGAGTATCGAAACACTCGGGCGATTTGGTGCTGTGGTAACTGCGGGGTCAACTTTACCCGCCGCCTTTGGTTATGTTGGGTCGGGCGGACAAGCAGAAGGTGCGATTGCCGGAGCATTAGTATCTGCTCCATTTACATCAATCGGTGCGGGTGCTGGGATGTTTCAAGCGTACAAAAATAAGAGCGATTTATTTCAGCAAAAGATGGGCGATGTTTATTACTATCGGGAACATCTCAATAAAAGTGAACAGGCTGACTTTGATAAGTTGCCGATGGAAGCGCGTATGGGATTAGCGGGTTACAGTTTGTCGCATCCCGATATTCTTTTTAAGCCCTTACCGGCGGACAAAATGGAGGGACAAGGGAACTGGTCATTTGATGAAAATACTGGGACTTCAGTTGTACAATTTGATAAAGATACGGGGGCTGGATTAGTCGAGGGAGTTTTAGCCCATGAGGTCGGACATCACATCGAAATTCACGGGCTTACCCCAATGGTCAATAAAATATTTTTCGGAGACCAAGTGACCGGCGAGGCGGGAATATATGGGAAGTTTAATGAAGAAGGCGAAATCGTACCAAACCAGGCGTTTGAGGATTTACGGACTTTATATTTAAACCGACTAACTAAAGACGCTTCTATCAAACCCGAAAATTTAGATCAGTACCAAGGTAAAGAGGGGAATGAAATAATCGCAAAGGAAATTTTTGCTGAAACTGCCCGAGATTATTTATTGTCGGGGAAGAAAAATAAAGGTAACACGGCAATCGAGAAAATGATTACATCCGCATCGAATGCAATGATGGGAACTTCATTTGTCCGAGACTTTTTGCTGAAGTTTAATTTACCCATGAAAGCGGACGGAAAGTTTATTGAGGGCGGCCCGTTTGAAGGTACATTAAAAAGGAATCCGAAACTCTCTAAACTGATCGATCAGTATTATTCTGACACCCGTGCTTTGAGACAAAGAGAGATCCAAGGCGACGAAATTACGACACCTGGTTCAGGGCGAGTAGATAAAAAATTATCAGCGGACGGAAGAAGGCCAATCGGAGGGGACGATTTCGAAAGTTCATTCTCATTGAAAGACCAAAACGATCCGGCGATTAAAGCAAAATTAGACACCGGTGGAATCTTTAAATGGAGACCAACAGCAGACGGAAAAGGATCGGAATTAGAGACTGGTGCGACTGGTACTCCGAAGCGATATACTGCGGGGGAATTAAAGAAAGAACAGAGACTACAGGGTGACCATGCTATTAAAGTTTTCGAGGACAATGGAATAGAAATTATTACTAATAAGGACGGAAAGAAATCGACAGGAGATATTACAAATTTAACCTCCAAAATGATTGACGAATTGGCGGCTGGTCCGTGGCATCCTCGTCAGATTCAAACACTCCGAGAAATCAGTCGATCATTACGAGAAGGTGATGGAGAAAGAGCGGGATTTTTAATTGGATATTTTGCCGCCTCTAGTGGCAGAAAACCGAAGGCCGTACCATTCACTTTGAGGCAAGAAATGCCATACGGATTTAAGCTCACAAATGATGGAAATATCCTTGTCCTTTTACACGATGTTCCGCAACTCGAAAAAAATCTTAAATTCTTAAAAGGGGGCAAGAGATTGCCAGGTAAATACAGAGACGAATATAATCAACTTTTTGACAACGATACAGAAGTTTGGAAAGCATTTCAGCAGTACAGAATTAACACCGCAAATGGCATGGATGGACAGCTTGGATTAGACGATGATCCAGCCCGAGCAATGCGTAAGAAAAATTTCTTAAATTCATTGCATGGGGCGATAGATAAAGAGCATATAAAACTAAACCCGGTTTTACTTGAAATAAGTAATATTAAGGGCATGGATATGTTCAATCCAAAAAAGACAAGTCCGTTCGGTCCAGCGACTAAAACCTTTCGACTAGATCGCATTTTTGATGTCACTAGATCGGGTAATAGAAACTCGAATGTAAACCTTGATCGAGTAAGAACATTACTAATGCCTCGTCAGTCTAAAAACTATGATAAAAAAGTAGCACTTAGAACTAACGATAGTTTAATCGAATTAGTAGATAAAATAGCGAACGAAGAAGGAGTCTCTAGAAACGATGTTTTGAATCGGATTTTGCAAGAGAAATTTAGTCCCGAAGAAATTAAAACACCGGACTCGGAAAATGTTCCACCATCACCAAGAAAAGAATCTCAAAATTTATCTGAACCAACATTAAAAAAACCTTGGTCCGAGGACAGCGATCAAAGTTTAAACTGGTTGCAAAATGACCCGAATAAAAAACTTTTTATGCCCGCTGAAAGTGTCGAACAAAGACGGGCAAATAAATATGGTCAAAAGCTTCAAGAAGCAACTTTGTCAGACAAACAAATTATTGCAGAAGCAAGACGGGATTGGATGGAGAATGGATTCAAGGCCGAGAACTTTCAGGCATGGATGTCCGGTGGAATTGAACGGCCAATTTTAGCCAATGAAAAGGATGGTTTCTACGAGCCTATAAAACTATATTATGGTGGGCCTTTGGGCATGGCAAAACGCCCCGGCTTTAATGCCGCCGCCCCGTTAGAAATTTTACAGAAATCAGAATTTTCTGAGGGAGTAACAAAAAAGGCCACTGATCAGTATAAATCGGATAAAACAATCGTATTAACTGATAGTAAGAAACTCGCAAAAGCTGAACAGGATGCCACCGCAGAAGGGGGTAAACCATTAGAGTTTGCAACCAACGCAAGCTTTATATTTGACCCCGCTGTTCCGCAACATATTGAACTGCTTAAAAATTCAATCGAACGAGTAGAACCTGACTCTCCGGAAATTCAAAATATCGACAGGTTGAAAAATAATCCCGATGATACTTTTGCCTACGAAGATCTTTTGAAAAAAGCCGGTTGGGATGGGTACAAAATTGACAATAAGGATGGTGTGGGATATGCCATTTTTGACGCTAAAAAAGTGAAGCTAATATCCGACCAGGCGGGTGAAGGAAAGTTCTTTACAAAAGACCGGCCTTATGGAAAAGTTTCCGGCCTCTTTGGCCGACCACTTCCATCGGATCGAATGAGTGCGATGGGGCAAAGTGAGCGGGGTAGGGATGTCCGATTCATGCCTCAAATGGAAATGGATTTTGACGGCAAAAGTAAGACTACTAGGCCGACTGAACAACCCTCGCAAGGTATATCCTTTTGGAAGCTTTTTGGCATAGATAAAAATGATAAACAAGTATATAAAAAAGTAGCTGAAAAACTTATCAATACTGGTAGCCCGGATATGGACCCGCAGACCGCTTTAGACTATGGTCCGAGGCTCGGTTTAAATACCAAAAGACTTCGCCAAGAAATGCGACTGGCGCAAAAAAGAAATAGTTCATCCGGTAAATATTTTTTACCTAAATTACCGACTTATAAAAAAGATGGAAAAACCTTTAAAATCCCATTGCCTCCAACCAGCCCCGATGCGCCAAGAGCATACCACGGTTCGAAGAAAAAATATGGCTATCCAGATGAAAAATATTTAGGCGATTTTACAAAAAATTTGGGGTACATAGGAATGGGTTATTATGGCCACCCGAAACGCATCGATGCAGAAATGTATGCAGTCTCGGAAAGCAAAAGTTTATACAGCTTCGAAATGCTCCCTGAAGGCCAAACTATGGACTCTCATTTACCAGTCGGCGAACAACACCCAAGCATCAAAAAAAATCTAAAAAAATTATTCGAAACTAAGGTCAGCGGAACCGGTCAAAATTTAAAAGATTTATGGGCTAAATTTTACACCGAAAACCCCACCCGATATGTTGACGAAATGTTGCGATCCGATAATGATATTTATGGGGGGCAGATCAACCCCGAAATCAACAAAAATATCGGTAATAAAATTTACATGGGCTTAGTAAATCTATACTCGAAAAATCCTGTCGAAACAGTGGGCTACCTCGCTAATAGTCCAGACAATATCGCCGCCGCTTCAACAGTAAATAAAATTCTAGCCAAAAATAATATCAAAGGAGCAATTTCATCTCCACATGAAGGGCCTGGTGGCCGGCAAGTTTCACCCGAAGTCGTAGTCTTTGATTTTAATGAAATTAGAGATTTTCGAAGTGAGGGAAATAAACTTTTCATGCCAGCCTCCGAAGCGGGTGCGACTAAGGGGAAGGTGGCCGAGGCCGCAAAGCTATGGAATGAGAAGGGGATTGATTCGCCATACTTTAAGAAGTGGTTCGGCAAGTCCAAGGTAGTCGATGAGAACGGCGAGCCGTTGGTGGTTTATCATGGGAGTAAAGCAGATTTTACCGAGTTTAAAAGGTCAAAGGGGGGCGAATTTGGATCAGGAATGTATTTCTCTGATAACATTGATTCGGCAAAAATGTTTGGAAGTTTTCAAAAAGGGGACTCGGAAGTTGTCACAATGCCGGTCTATTTAACTTTAAAGAATCCATTGATTACCAACGATAGAAATGTCCCAAGGGGTGCGGGGATCAAATCTCTAATTAAAAAAGGATATGACGGAGTAATTGGGACTACACCAAACGGGCAAAAGCAATACATCGCCTTCTCCCCCGAACAAATCAAATCGGCCACCGGCAACCGAGGGACTTTCGATGCGGGGGAGAGGAATATAAACTATATGCCTTCAGACCCCAAAGCCCCAAAGGCTCAACCCGCCAATCGCATCCAACAGCAAGCACCAGCTATGCCTGGTAATCGCTTCATGGCTCCAGCCGCAAGTGCCGGATCGAAGTTATCGGAAAGATTTCGGTAATCTATTCCCGCTCAATTTCCTCAATGTAAAAATCTCCGACCTCTCGCATCAACTTTGCTAGTAAGGCGGGATCATTACCAGGAGGATCGATAAAGGTAGGGTCGAATGTTTCGCCATCTTCTGATTCTATCAGTTCAGCTATAAACTTTGGACTATGGAGGTGAACAACGAATGTCCGATCCTCTGTATCGCCGATGATAAACTTTGGGAACTTTGCCTCGAATGAATTAGGATCGTTAACCATTCCCAATTAAATAACCCAAAGCTACATGAGTAAAGTATTAACAGCCTCCCATTTCTTTCGCTAACCCTTGCCTTAGAATTAGTCTATTTTATAGCAATTTAGTCCTTGCATGGGTGTTTTCAGTCCAATATTGTACGCAACCACTAGCGAAAGGAAAATATGAGAAAAGGTACTAAAAAATGGATAAATGACTTAAGTTGCACTTTATACTATAAGGGCGAAAATCGTAAGTGTTTTGCGCAAGATTTTCGTCATATGAGATTAAAGCTTCCCGAAGCGGTCCATCGGAAGTGGAAATTATGGTGCAACATGAATAGTGACAGCTTGGAACAAATCAGTCAGAATGAATGGCATGGCTACACAGTCTGTGCAACTGGCGAACGAATTAACTACACCATCATTGACCGCAAGGAGAAGGTTAAAGAGGCGGCTAGGCTTTTGGGTCAGGTTGGCGGCCAAGCTGGATATGGGAAGAAAAAAGTTCGAGGAGATTCAAATTATTACCGCTTACTCCGAGCTAAAAGAACGATAAAAGAGTCAAAGAAAAATAGGAAAAAATGAATATTAATAAAGAAATTATTAATTTTATAGCAGAAAAAGTTAAAACTTGTTGACATGATCCGATTTATTCCATTTAAAAGCATTATTCAACCAGTGGATGGGTTGAAGTTGATCTTTAAAATTCTAAATAACTACCGGTTGGCGCATATTCTGTTTCGCCCTATATGCATTACGGGTTTATTTCGACATAAATAGTCAGTAAATAGACCTTAGTTTTTCCAGCCGGTTTTAACATTAACCGGCAAAATGGAAAAACTACTAAACCAATATCACAACTTATTCCTCACCAAGAGTGAGGTCAAAGAGATTTTCAGATTAAATTCTGACAAGGCTCTCAATGCTTTTAAGCGAGAGTTTGGCATTCGGAAAAGAGGCCAGCACTATCTTGCTTCCGATGTTAAAAAAGTAATTGCCATCTTTTCCGAGGAGGCCGCATGAAATTGACCATCGGAATTGATCCAGGTAAGTCAGGCGGCTACGCAATCGCTTGGGGCGGGATGCACGATATTAAACTGCATTCCATCGGGGAGGACTTCGAATTTGTTGAGCACATCCAAGATCTTCAAGACCATCCAATTGTCACCTCAATTGAAGCGGTGGTTGAATTGGTCCCGCCTTTTGCCGGCAAGATGATTCCTTCGAGTAGCTCATTCAAATTAGGCAAATCATGTGGCTTTCTTGAAGGGGTACTTCGGATGGCCGAAATTCCATTTACTTTAGTCCGCCCACAGGAATGGCAAAAAGGATTAAGTGGATTGACTAAGTTAACCTCGGGAAAACGAAAGAAGGTTTTGGCCAACCATGCCAAGCAATTCTTTCCATCGACTAAAGGGATTACCCTCAAGACAGCCGATGCGATCCTCATTTTAAGACACTTTCTTATTAATCAATAATGGGCCTCCACCCGTAAAAATGGAGATAGAAAACATAAAATATCATGGCTATATTACAGCAATCATCTAACGGAGGCGGACCTATTACAGGTTGGCCACTAACTACACTCGCACCGCAAGGACAGACTTTCGCAGTCTGTTTAGCAGTTAAAGACTCAATGAATATTCAGCGACCTTCATATGAAGATCCGAGCATAATCGAGACTAAAAACTTCTGCCGTTTCCTTTTTGGATTAACTGACGGAACAATGATTCAGACCGGTGAAATGGTTATATCGCTCCATGAAAAGAGTAAGCTGTTTAAAACTCTGACCTCATGGAACGGCACTATGCCATTCAGCGGATTCGATACCGAAACAATGGTAGGTAAAGGAGCAACTCTAAATATTATCAATAAGGTCAGCCAAAAAGGTCGGGAGTATGCTGATATCAGTGCCATCATGCCGGTCATGGCGGGGATGGAAAATCAGATACCTGACAAATCAAGATTTGTCATACCATCGGGCGAAAATCAAAATGATATCACTTTGCAACCGGCTCCGGTTCAACAAGTTGCACAGCCGAGCATAATGCCGCAAACTCAACCCGCTCAACCGGTTCAGCAACAGCCGATGCAATCAACGACTCAGGTGAATATCGACCAACCCCAACCTGTTCCCGCCGTACAAGAACCCGTACAACAACCAGCCCCCCAACAGGCAACAATGGGAACTCAGTTCACCGGACCACAATCCACGAATGTACCTTTCTAAAAATGAATCCGATAGCTATATTACTAATGATCGGATGGGCGGCTGTAGTGGCCGACATGGTGCTGTGAAATATCTGAAGCGAGCGATCCACCTGGTATACTTTTTATACCGCTATGGAAAGGAGTTAATCAATGGCTATTCTGCAAGCAAAACCGAAAAGAGGTAGTGGCGGACATTGGTACACCCGAGAGGGGAAAGCCAAGCACACCATGCCTCGGGCTTCCGGTGATGGTGAAAGAAATACTACTCTCCGAGATGCTAAGAAGCACGGGCTATTCCCATCCGTTACAACTCTTCTTGGCCTGTTTGCCAAGCCGGGCTTGGACCGATGGAAACAGAACCAGCTTATATTAATAGCATTCAGCAATCCTCCGAAAGCCGGGGAAACAATTGAACAATATACAGACCGATGCTTAGTAATGCACGAAAAGCCAGTCGAAGAGGCGGCAGACTTTGGGACGAAGGTTCACGATGCGATTGAGTGCTATTGGAAGGGCGAGCATATCCCCGATGAGTTGTTGGAATATATCCAACCGGCCCTTGACTGGAAACAAGAAAACCAACTGTCCTTTATCGAGTTTGAGAAGATGTTGGTAAATACGAATCATGGATTTGCTGGTACTGTTGATATTGTCGGTAAAGGATCAGATAATCAGATGTTCATCGTTGACTGGAAAACCCGCAAGACGAAGAAGGGGCAGAAGGTAACCGCATATGATTTTCAGATTCATCAGATTGCGGCATATGCGGCAACCTATTGGGGTGAGGAGAATGTTCTGAACCATCGAGTACATGGAGCAAATGCCTTTATATCTAGTACCGAGAAAGGTCGCTTTGAAGTCATTCGCTATTCCCCCGAGGATCTCGCCAAAGCATGGGTCGATTTCACCGCCCTCTGTCAGCTTTGGCGGAGTCTGAAAAACTACGATCCTCGAAATCATGCATAACTGGGTAAAAATAGGAACTGGTTTTCGGCCTGATGATTCGCCGTATCAGGTAAACAAAATCCATTGCACCGAATGCGATCAATTATGGATGGATGATGAGGATGAATTGTGCGATTGCGAGGATGAGGAGGAATGTGCAGATGAGAGCTAGGAAATTCAGATCAGCTAATTTTTCACTCGGAGGGAAAGTAACGGAAAGCCACTTAATTGTTGGCCTTCCAGCTTACTTAAAATCAATGATTCAAGATTTCTGCCATCAGCAAAAAATAAGCATGAGCGGATATGCCATGAAATTAATTTTAGCGGATTTAAGACCGAAGATTAAAAAGCTCGATGATTACATGAAAGAGGTCGAAAGAGTTCAGGAAATCGAAAGTAAACTGTGAGCGATTTCTCGGATTTCGGAAGTAATCTCTCACGGGAAGTGTCTGAAGCGTATGAGCGTTTTTGGAGTAAGAACCAACTGACTACGGTTTGGGATAATGGGGAAGGGCGGACCGTGCGGACTACAATGCCGAGGGTCCGCCCGAAATCCAAGGGTGAATTAGATTTTAGAAATAAGAAGAAAGGGACGAAAGAAGATGGCAAAGTTTATTAGTTTATTCGCTGGGGTCGGTGGATTCGATCTTGGCATGGAACAGGCGGGGCATGAATGTGTTGCCCAAGTGGAATGGGACAAGAATGCGGCGGGTGTATTAAAGCATCGCTGGCCGAATGTTCCCCTGTTCTGCGATGTATCCAAAGTATCGGCGGATGATTTGCCCGATGCAGATTTTATAACATACGGATTCCCATGCCAGGACTTGAGCGTGGCCGGTAAAAGAGAGGGATTAGATGGAAAACGAAGCGGATTATTCTGGGAAGCCACACGCATTATCAAACAACTTGCAGAGCGAGCTATTCGGAGAGGAGGAGCTGGCGGAGGTAGGTTCATCGCAGTCGCTGAGAATGTCAAAGGATTGCTCTCTAGCGGAGATGGTTACGACTTTGCGAGGTGCATCCGAGAGTTACACAACATCGGGGCTAGTGAAGTCGGATTCTCAGTATTTGATTCTCAATACTTCGGAGTGGCGCAAAGACGCAAGCGTGTGTTCCTTGTCGCAGATTTTGGAGGCGAATCCACATCCGAAATACTCGCTTTCTCCGAAGGCATGTCAGGGCATCCTCCGCCGAGCAGAAAAGCGGGGAAAGGAACTGCCGGAGATGCTACAGAAAGCGTTGGAGAGGGTGGCAAGTGCGACTGTGATCCAAACGGAACAGCAGGAACACTCCTCGCAAGAGACTACAAAGGACTAGGGAATCAAGACTTAGAGACGGGTAGAGGTTTAGCATTACAAGCCCAATCCACAGGAAGTGACCCCGATCTAATGGCCACGCTATGTGCGAAGGATAATGATAAGATTGGATCGAACCAATGGGTGAAGGAGGGGGAGGCAATTATCGAAGGAGTAGACTGGTATAACAATGCAGTCACAGGAGATATAAATCATACCCTTAAAATAGGTGGAGATGTACCTGGTGTAATTCAACAAGAAGGCATCGCCTTTGAGCCTAGAAGTGCAGATGGCGAACCTAGAATAACAGGTGATATAAAAGAGGTTGTCAGTCCTACCTTAAACTGCATGGGCGGAGGGCAGCGTGAACCTTCAGTAGTCTCCTGGAACGGAGACACAACCCCTAAGGCTTCGGAGGATGTATCGGTAACTCTGCGTAGCCAGCAAGGCGGGGAAGGCGTGGGGGTGGCTCATGCGGCAGATCTTTATAATTTTACGACTAACGATCAAACAAACCAAACTCTGAGAGGAGGGGCGGCGCAATGCAAAGAGCATTATGGGGCGGTCGTTAAAGAAAACCTAACAGTCCGCCGACTCACTCCAATCGAATGTGAGAGGCTACAGGGATTCCCCGATAATTGGACATCGGAAAAGATGGAAATGACCCTTGAGGGGAACGAGTGGAAGGCTACCGGCAAGGTGGTCAAACAGGCTGATGGACCACGATATAAAGCCATGGGGAACGCTATTACTGTCAATGTTGGAGCGTGGATAGGGAAACAGATTGGAAAGGTACTTAATGAAAACAATATATAAAATGGGCAGAGGATTACCTCGGGGAGAGAAGGTAGTCGTAAAGGTGGGAAGCCGCCAAGCGGATGTAATCCTAGATACCGACAAAATGAATTGGCGGGTCAAGCTCGATACTCCCGACCTCCCCGAACTAGAATATCCGACTTTGCAGAATGCGGTAATGTCAGCAGAAACCATTTTAAAGGAGGATCGGAATTGATCGCCCTCGATGTTGAAACCGTTTGGTCCAAGCAGTACAGCGTGGCCACGATGGGACTCGACCGCTATGTCAAGCACCCTGACTTTCGGGTAACCATAGTTTCCCTGGTAGCCGATGATGGTTTCGAGTGGGTTGGCGATCCCCGAGACTTACCGGTTGATATTCTAAACGGACAATCGATCTGCGCACATAATGCTGAGTTCGATTCGGTATGCTGTCGAATGGCAATGGCGAGGGGGCAGATGCCACAGTTTACTCCGAAGGAATGGATTTGTACGGCTGATATGGCAAGCTGGCATCAGTTGCCGAGGTCATTGGCGGGTTGTTATAAGGAGCTATTTGGCGAGGAATTGAACAAGGATGCCCGCAATGAAATGAGCGGGTTAAGGCCCGAAGAAATTCTACAGAATGAATCCTTTAAAGAGTATGCACTGGGTGACAGCCGAGCGTGTATTCGGATTTACAATGAACTGAAAATATCCTTCCCCGAGAAAGAGTTTTTACTTTCCGCATTTACCCGAAGGACTGCTTCCCGAGGCATGGCGATCGATCAGCCACTATGCCAAGAATATATAAATAAGACTGAGGCGATTATGAAAGAGGTCGAAACCTTTCTGCCTTGGGTTGGACCAGGAGGAGGTGAACCAACTTCAACAGTTGCAATGGCCGCCTATTTAAAGATGCAGAATGTCGAACCTCCCAAATCGACTCAGGAGGGAGATTCGGAACTACTTTTATGGAAGGCTAAGAATCCGCAATACGCTCCGATCCTTGAAGCGATGACGAGGTGGAGAAAAGCGAATAAAGCGAGGCAGACTTATATATCCATGATCCTTCGAGTCCGCCCCGACCATCGAGTTTCCACCCGACTGAAATACTGCGGTGCGCCGCATACCGGTCGATGGAGTGGAGCGGGTGGATTAAACTTTCAAGGCATTCCTCGGGACGAAGTTGAGGGTACATCGGCAAAGAAATGTCTTACACCTGGTAAAGGCCGAGTTATGGTCTCTGCCGACCTATCGCAAATCGAGCCGAGGGTATTGGCTTATCTTTGCGGGGACTTTGATTTCCTTGGTTTGGTCAGAGGCGGGATTGATCTTTACGAGGCACATGGCCGAGCGACTGGACTCTATAACGAGGATGAGCCAATGAAGGATTTAGCCCCCGAACTTCGCCATCTCTGTAAAGCCCGTGTGTTGGGATTGGGCTACGGATGCGGTCCGAAGAAATTCGGCCAAGTGGCACAAGCCCTTACCGGCGGGAAATTAAATATGACCGATGCTGAGAGCCGAAAACAGGTCAAAGATTTTAGGAATCAGAACCCCAAGATTGTCGAACTTTGGAAGAAGTGCGAGGGCCACATCCGAGAGGAGGCCAAGCAGACTCCCGAGTGTGCCACAATGAACATGAGATCAGGGAATGTGATCCGATATTTCAATGTAAATGATAACGGCAAGGAACTGACCGGTCAGAAGGTAAGAGGGCAAGGGTCGATGAAATTATATGGCGGACTCCTTGTTGAGAATTTAGTCCAGGCAACAGCGAGAGATATCATGGCGGATGCACTTCTAAGAATTGAGGCCGCTGGTCTGCCCGTTGTCCTTCATGTCCATGACTCGGTCACAGTCGAAGTGGCTGAGAATGAGGGGCAACAAGCACTCGACTTAATGATCCAACTATTAACCAAAGAACCTCTCTATATGCCAGGACTACCCTTGGCGGCGGAGGGGGAAATTAAAACGCACTACTGATGGGATGCCACAAAGCAATATCGTTTAAGCAGTGCGATGAACCGAGTCGCTGGGTCAGAGTTAAAACCCATCCGTACTACTCGCAAGGGAGTGGCATTAGCCATAAAAAGCAATGCGTCCTTTGCGGGGCTTGCGGGGTACTGACTGCGGATTACCCTCCGACTGGAGTTGAGGTTATCGATGAGGATAAGGCGAAAGAATTTGAGAATCAAAAAAACATCGAACGGCAGAATCAAATCCGAGAAGAGATTGAAGTTAGGAAAGCCCGAAAGGAGGAAGAGCATTTAGAGTGGAAACAATCATATAAAATATATCTACACTCCGAGGTTTGGAAGGATAAAAGAGGTTTAATTCTCCAACGAGATAAGAACATCTGCCAGTGCTGTCTAAAAAGGCAAGCGACTGAAGTCCATCACATGACCTACGATTCTTATAATCTATCTCCAGGCAGTGAACCAGCATGGGAATTAATCTCCATCTGTCGGTCATGCCACGAAAGGCAACACGCATGAACCTCCTCCGCTCAATCGGCTTAATCGGATTATTCATCACCGCAGTCCTCGTCTTAGCCTACATCGTGGCCGCCTTCGTACTTACAATAATAACATCACTATTCTACACTACATGAACCACAAAATTATCGGACTGACAGGTCCAAAAATGGTAGGCAAATCGACATATGCTAAATCTTATGTCGATGCGGTAACCCTATCCTTCGCCACTCCAATAAAAGAGATGCTCAAGGTCATTCTGCCGGGGGAGAAGTATCTGCACTTTAAAGAAGAACCAATACCTGGTTTCCCCGACGGAATTAATGCCCGAAAGATGCTTCAGGAACTCGGGACTACTTGGGGGAGAGAAGGACCAGCGGGGTATGCTAATATATGGATCGACTTAGCCTATAAGGCGGCTCTCCCTCACATCGGCAAGCGGACAATCGTATTTGACGATATAAGATTCCCGAATGAAGCTTGGGCGATTCGTAGGTGGGGCAATACCCACGAAGTGCTTACAGAAATCGTTCACATCTCTCGGAAGGGACATGAACCCGATCCGAATGAAAATCATGTCTCAGAGGCGGGACTACCTAAAGGGATGATCGATCAATGGGTGTCGGTGGGTGAGGATGGGAAAATCTAAGGACATAGCCAAGCAAATGGCCACCGAAGCAAAGTTAAAAAATATGCTTCTTAAACTCCCCGATGATCATGCTGGAATGTCCCAAAGAGAACTAGCAGATAAATCGGGGATACCAAGGCGGACTATTCGCAAGATTGAGGCCGAGGCAATTACGAAGCTGACTGAATATATAGCCCAGTTTATAGAGGGCGAGGGTTCCGACTAATGGCTATTCTATCAGCAGATATGGCGGGGTTCTTCGACCGACTCCCGCAAGGAGACTTTGGCCATCATACCTTTATTGCCCGCCTAACCATTCGTGCCGCAATGCACCAGGCAGACTTTGAAAAGGCACACGAATATTGTGTGGCCGTGGCATCCGAATTTACCCGCCGACCACTCCAGCCAAACGAGATCCGCAATGCTTTAACCGGTGCATATCAAATTCTGTCAGGTGAGAAGATTATCAGCCCGACTAAAAAAGTATCAATTGATACCACAATCTCAACAAGCTCAAAGGGTAAACCCGAGG